GCCGTCCATTCGCCTATGCTCACTTTTTGTTACCGAATGCGACGTCGTTCGGATTTGCCCAGCGTGCGAGCATTGGCACTACTCCAGCGACAAGCCCCATCGCTAGATCCTTTGGATTTGTATTGCCCGTCAGATAAACCGCCAACATTCCGGCTACTGAGCTTCTTGCCCATGATGCCGCTAACGCTTTAAAGTCTTTCATTTCTTCTCCTTTTTGGGCTTTGCCTGTGGAATTGGCTCGACCTCCGGATATTGTCCTACATAAGTAACAAGCTTTGGCCTAGCAAAACCAACGATTTCCTTGCCCATGTATCGGCGCTTGATCATCACCATTCCGCCGTTTCGTTGATCGCCATCTCCGGACGTGTTGCCTTCGATGCAGAGCACGCTTGTCTGGCCTACCTTGACCACGATTCCGATGTGACTGATCCGATCAATTCCGTCGTGTGGAAAGTCCATAAAGCACAAATCGCCTAGTTGAGGCTTATCCTCAATCCAGCGTCCAAGTTCTTTCATCTTATGTGCACCAGCAGCCGTTGAAACCATCGAAGGAATCTTTACGCCGGCAGTGTGAAAGACCCAGTTGCAGAATGAACCGCACCAGGGCAATCCATCGGCCTTTGTGAATTTGCCGTACTTTGTCAGATTGTCGCCTTCTTCAATCGTCCCAACCTCAGCCGCTGCAACTTCGATCAACCGTGCATTTGTGCCGTCAGGATAAGTCACGAAAGTAGCAATTTCGCTTCGTCGTCAGTAATGCCCAATTTGGAAAGCAATGCAGCCTTTTCGGTTGCTTTTGCCGCTAATGCGATTGTTCTGTCGTTTTGTAATTCGACAATTTTTGCTTCAATTTGTGCGAGTGTCGGCTTTGTTGAATTGTCTGCAATTTCTAAAGTATCCAAATCTGTTCCAGAAATTCTAAATCCAACGCCGTTTGTAAGGCTACTAATTGCATCAAAAAAATCCATTTCATTCATGCTAAAACCTCCCATAATGTGATGTAGCAGCGTTGCGCGTATGAAGTATGTGTAGTGTTATCGGCTTTTGCTTTTACATTGTAAGTCGTTGCAGATGTTGTCGCTGGACTGTCAAGGTAAACAAAAGGAACGGTAATAATCGGACCGCCTTCGTTTTGTGTAATGGATACGAAACTAGTGCCAGCCGTAGATGTTGGACCGACAGCCGTTGCGCCACGATAAAGTCTAAAATCAACTGTTGTGCTTCCAGCACCTGATGCATTTCTAGGCTTTGCTAATACTGTAATTGACGCATAAATCTTGCTTGTTGCAGAGGTTGGTGTGATGGCTAATGAGTCTACTGTTTCGTATGAAGTAGTTAAGCCAAGTGTATTTGTTCCTTCGTAGGCTACTACTTGAGCAATCTTACCGCCGCTAGCTGGCGCTGCCCATTTCATGCCTGTTGCCTCGGCTGAGTCTGCCGTAAGTATTGTTCCGTTAGCACCTACGCCAATACGAGCATCGACTGTTGTGAAAGTAAATAAATCACCTTTTGTGGTTAAGGGTGTTACGTCTGCCGTTGTTGTCCATGCAGGTACGCCACCGGATACTGCTAGAACCTGTCCATTCGTACCAATTGGAAGTCTGGTGTTTGTGTTTGCAGTTGCCGATCTGTAAGCAATATCTCCAAGAGTTGTCTCAGGATTGAGAGCTTTAAGAGACGTATCGACCGGCTGACCAAAAGCAGCAAAGTCGGCTGGCAGGTCGGTGACTAGATCGGTGCTTGTTGGCATCGGCCAGCCATAGTTTGTCGTTGGATTAGCCATTCATTTTTCCTTTCATTATGAGACGATTGTAGCGTTTGCCCAATCTAAAGTCGGCGACACGGTATTCCACCGCTCATTTATTGGCACGTCATTCCATCGCATTGCTTGCAATGAATAGGCTAACGGAGACATGAGAAGAGTGATAGCCAGTTCATTGTACGAAGCTCTAAAAGTCCAGCCCTCGACGAAACCTTGAAAGACGCCAGAGGACATATTTACCGGCAGGTCATTGAGTGCGATTGGCTGACCCATAAAGATATTGATTAAAGCGTCACGATCTCCATTGTCTAGTTCTGGATTCGTCAAGGCGTAAGTGATCGAGTCAAATATTGGCTGCGGATAGGCTCGCAAGGCTAGATAGAAGGCTGCTTGATCTTCGGCGTCGGCTTGGTGTTTGATTGTTGTTGTAATTATTTGAGCCAGATCGCCATATATGCCAATCGATGAGGCATCTGTGTCGCTGATCTCGCTTGACGAATTTGTACCGTATTTGATCGTGATGTCATTTCTGACATCTCCGGCTCTTGTCTTTATCGTTATGCCTCGGCCTAAAGCGTGATTGGCCGTGAGATCTGTGTAGCCATTGGTGGCAAGGTAATTTGTTCTATGTGTCGAATCTGCATAGGATATGAGCCCAGATGCCGACTCATATAAATAACCTAAGCCGCTCGTGGCGAGCGCAGAGACTAGATCATAAATAACAGTCCGATTTGAAGCTCTTTGTGCAAGCTCATAATTGCCTGGAGTATCAATCTCGCCGAGTCCATTATTTTCGGCGTTAGCCCATGTCACGGTCGGATCGTAAGTGCTCCATTGAAGCGCGGCTGGAACCTGTTGCCATTGAGCCAAGAGAACTTCGCGCAGAATTGTTTCAATCTGATTGCCGTCAAAGTCCTGAGTTAAGACGCCATCTGTGAGAGCCTTCTGAAGCCTTGCAAGGGCTCCTAGAGCCGTTATGGTGACTTCCTGTGTATAAGCGCTAGAGCCAACCTGTGACACGCTCACGGCAATATCAACCACGGATCCGCCAAAGATTGGCACGTAGACCGCCGATGTGTCCTGCACTTCAATCGATATGGTGTCGTTAATTTCGTAAGGTAAAGCAGCTTGATTAAAGATGATCAAAGTGATCGAGCAATATCCGGCTTGGGCTTGAGTATAGATATTTGTACGGCCTGATGTGATCGATAGATTTGCAAGTACGGAATCAGTTACGTCAGTGCCATCAATCTTTACGCGCCAAATTGGCGACCACTGAGTCATGCTAGCTGCAGGTTAGTTGCGCCACCTGTGCCGCGATAAAAACCATCATTGAGTGTGTTAATAATTGTTCGGGCAGTTCCTTCGGAATCAAATGCTCCATTAACCGTTAAGTTAATTACAGGAGCCATTGAAGCGGATTCGGCTGCGCGGAATGACCCAGCGTTAAATGAACCAGCCACTACTCCAGCAGCTCCGGCGACCGCCGATGACACTCCAGCCGGAGATGTTGCCGTGGATCCTGTTCCTGTAGAAGCCGTGACACTTGGAACCGAGATTGTAGGAATGCTTGGTGTCGAAGTAGTTGTCTTTGGAATGCTGACGCTTGGAGCGTTAATTGATGGAGCCGAAATCTGTGAGACGTTAGGCAGGAAGGGAACTGAGTTATAGACACGAATCAAAGCATTTATTCCAGCCACGGCTCCAGAGATCAATGCGTTAAGGCCAGAGATAACCGCACCGATCACATTAATGATTCCTCCGGCTATTTCTCCGACTACCTTGAAGGCTCCGCCTAAGACTGTTACAAGAACCGGCACGACGTACTTCTGGATAAATCCGATGAACTCTGTGAAAGCTTCTTTGTTGTCGTCAATCGCCTTAGTAATCGGCTTAAAGAAGTCTGCGAACTTGCCAAGTGCCGGCACGACTTCATTAACAACGAACTCCACTAGCTGCTGAATGATCGGTAAAAGTTTCGCACCGACTGATTCCTTTGCCTCATCAAAAGTAACTTTAAGAATCTGAAGTCGTCCGGCGAATGTCTCTGCGTTAGCTGCTGCTGCTCCACCGAATAGTTCTGAAAGCCTGGTCTGCGTCTCTTCAAATGACATTGCCTTCAGCTCTGCCGAAGATAATCCGATGCCTAACTTTCCAAGAGCTGCCGTGTTCCCGTCGTAGGCCTTGCCCAGTGCATTTGCTACGCCATCCAAGCCTTTACCCGTTGCCTGTGAAATGTCGAGTGCCAGATTAAGAAGATCTTGAGCCTTTGTGACATCGTTTGTCGAGAGCGATAATCTCTGCAAGGCTGGACGAAGTTGATCGTCTGTTACGCCGGTCGCCAAAGATGTCTTGAGAATCTGCTTCTCGACCGATGCAATCATTTCATCTGTTGCGCCTGTGGCATTCTTTAGCGCAGTAGCCAGTCGGATCTGGGCAGCTTCGTCCTCGATCGCAGCCTTGACTCCATCGACTGCGAGCTTGATGGCATAGGCTCCAGCAGCAGCTCCGGCGGCTGCAAATGCCAGCCCTGCCTTTTTGCTGAATTCGCCCATCTTAGATGAAGAATTATCAACGTCTCCATTAGCTGTTGCCAGCGATTTCTTGAGTTGATCTACATCAGCAAGGATCGAGAGCTTGAGCGTGCGCGATTGTGCAGCCATTTACCACTCCTTTAATATTCGATCAAAGGCATTTTCCCACTTGGCGATGATGTCTGGCTGTATTTCGCGGAGTGTCGGATAAATAAACCAGCCTTGAGAACCAGT